GCATCCGGGGTTGACGTTTTGCTCGCCAGACCCGGCGGTCCCGCACCACGTCATCGCGACCGGCTTCGGTCGCCAGCAGTGTTTTTTTAAAGCTGAACCCCTGCTTGATCAGGAATTTCGACAACGATGCGGGATGGGCCACGACGCCGTGCTCGGCACGGAGCTTGGCCGCCAGTTCCGGCATGGTGATGTCGGGGACCTCATCCACCCAGCTGGCCAGGATCGCCGCGTAAGGCGCCAACTTCCCACCGCCAGGCGGTCGGCCCTGACGCGCGGGAGCCACGGAACCAGTTGCCGCAACTCTCTGCGCAATCCGAACGCTGGTGCTGGGACTGACCCCGTAACGCCGTGCCGCCGCACGACATGACGCACCACCCTCTATCGCGCCGTGTATCCGAACCCGAAGGTCTGACGAATAGCTCTTGCCCATGATCCACCTCCAAGAAAGGTGAAACACAAATCCGATCACCAGGGAAGACCTTTGTTTCCGACTTCAGGCTCGAGGCTTTAGGGTAAGTTTGCGGAAGTTGAGAGTCTTGTTCCGCTCGGCCAGAGAATGCTAAAGCATTGATTCTTGGCTTGGAAAAAATGGTGCTGCCGGAGAGATTTGAACTCTCGACCTCTCCCTTACCAAGGGAGAAGGTGCAGCACTCTAGCGCCCTGATTTTCCGCTATTTTTCCTATTCGCGTGAGCGGACTGCACTGTTTTTGCACGCGGGGCGGTCATTCCGGCCTCGTTGAGGATGGTCCAGACGGACCCCATCGAGACGCCCGTTTCCGCCACGATCTCGCGCAGAGTCAGCCCGTCGCGCCGCAGGCGGATGACGTCGTCCGCCGCATTCCCGGTCACCCGCCTGGTCAGCCGCTTGGAGTGCGCCAGGGGTTTTTCCCACCATGGCAGCGTGCGCCAGAGGGCGGGCACGGGCAAGCGGTTGATGGCCTCGATCAGCGGCGCCTGGGGAACGTGCGTGTAGTGGCGGCTCATGCTGTCGGCCGCGTGTCCTAGGATCTGATCCTTGACGTAGGGGTGGACGTCGCGCACGACGAGTTGCGTGCTGACGGTGTGCCTTGCCGTGTAGAGGCTGACCCCCTGAATGCCGGTGCGCCGCCGGGCTCCGCGAATGGCGCTATCGCACTGGCCGCCCCCTTCTTCGGTGATGGGGTAGGGCTCTCCGCGAGGCGTGCGGAACAGGCGTCCGCCACGCGACTTCAGAGTGGCGAGCAGGGGCACCAGGAACTCGTGCATCGGCACGCCGCGCGGCTCGCCCGACTTGGACGAGTCGACGATGATCCACCTGTCGTCCGGCTGTACGTCGTGCGCTTCCAGCGCGAATAGTTCGATGGGGCGCAGTCCTGTATAGAACAGGGTGGTCAGCACCATGGCCGGAGCCGGGGCCATGGCAGCGACGAAGCGGGCAGCGGTCTCATAGTCGGTGGGTCCGGTGCCGGCGCGGGTGGGCTTGCGGCGCTTGGCCGTGCCCTTCGGGCGGCGCGGCCGGCGCCAGTCGCGCGGATCGGCCATCCCTGCGGCGACGGCATAGTTCCAGACGGCCACGAACGGCGTGTAGCACTGACGATTTCGGGTCTCCGGCGTCGCCGTCGGATAGAGCTTCTTCGCCGCCTCGTCCAGGTCCTGCTGGCCCAGCGACGACAGCCGTCGCCTGCCGAACAGGCCTATCAGCCCTGTCCACCGCCCGCCGTCATAGCGGCCGAGGAATCGCGGGTCGCCATCGTGCTCCAGGTAGGCGACCGCCGCTTCGAGGAAGGTGGCCACGGCCTTCTTGCCGTAGACCGACTCTTCCAGGAGTTCGGCCTCGCGCTTTACTCGGACCGCTTCCGCCGCTTCCGCGTCGTCAGTGCCCGCGCTTTCGAATACAGAGCGGCCTCGGACGGTGCCGCGGAGGTACCAGTTGTCGGAGCCGGCGCGACGGACGAGCTTGAGGGGCACGGCAGGTTCTCGCGGATCAGGGGGAGTTGGTCGGGGTAAACGAAGGCGCGTCCGCCAGTAGGCGTCGTGTGGTAGAGCGGCGCACCGTCAGGCGCTCTCGGCGTGCCGCGGAGGAACGCGCGTAGGCTTTTCTCGCCGAGGCCGAGGCGCCGGGCAGCCTCGGCGATGCTTAGGGGCGGCTCCAGTTGCCTCGCCGCTTCTCTCATGGATGGGGGCCCTCCAGATTTGTTTGCACTTTTTGCAAAGAAGTCATGTCGGGGGCGGCGGACCTTTCGGCCCCTGCCTCGACGCGCGTCAGAAGATCGCTTATTCCTAGGGATAATTTAGTCCACGGCGCAGCGCTTCCCGTGCGGCGCGCACGCCTTACGCGGAGCCTACTCTTCACATGCAAGCCCTTTTGCGACAGCTGCCCGAGAACGTCGTCCCATTCCTTGGCGCCCTGGCCTTCGGCTTGGTGTGTGGCGTGATCTTGGCGCCGGACAACATGCCGTCCTTTATGGCTGACTTGGCTGGACCGGTCTTCGGCGTCCTCGGAGCGGTTTACGCGGTCCTGCTGAAAGAGCGTCGGGATCTTCGGCCAACGGCGGAACTCGCGCGCGAAGGCTATCGTGAGTTCTATCGAGCTGTTGTCGCGATTGAGTTCATAACCCGGACCACCGACGATGAGGCCGAGATGGGACGCTACTTTCGAAGCGTGTTGCCCTCGGAGATGGCGCGGGCTGAACGGTTGATCGACGAGAACAAGCCGCTCGCTCTCAGAATTCCCGGGACCGCCCCCCTGCTGATGAAGCTGGATCGCTCCTTCTCCTGGCTGAAGTCGTACAGAGACTTGTTCGCGGCCGGCGGGGCGCTTCCACAAGTGGATGAAATTCGTGAGGAAGCCGCCAGGGTACTGCACCTGGTCGAGCATCTGGATAAGACCGTCCTGCAGCGGTATTGCGGACATGGCTGCCCCCCTCTCGTCGCGTCCAGCTCCTGAGGAGCCTACTCAGCCGCCATGGCGGGCATCTTCAGCGGCCCGTCGCCCTTCAGCGCCAACTCCAGCGCGCCCAGCCGGTTCATGTCGACGACGGCATGGCCAGTGTTTTCGTCCTCGCTGATGATGCCGTCCTCGATGAGGGCGCGGGCGGCGGCGAGGGGCGACGTCTTGCCCCAGCCCTTGGCGGTGAGCCTCAGCCCCCGGACGCCAGCCTCGCGGACGAGGTAGCCGTCGCGCCTCAGGAGGGCGACGCAGCGGTGCACGTTGGATTTGCAGATGCCGAGGGCGGCGGCGATCTCGTCGTAGCTCGGTCCGTACTCGTGCGCGCGGAACCACTGGCGCAGCCATTCGAGGAGCTGGTGCTGTTTCGGGGTCATAATGCGGTGTCCTCCATGGCCGGAGTGTCGACGGAAAGTGCAGTCGTCATCGGCCGCACCCAGATCGGATCGCTGGAGAGCATGAAGGTCTCGCCGGTCCAGGCCAGCAACAGGGTTCGGCCCATCACGCCGGCGATGGCCTCGGCGGCGGCCGGCGGGACCGCGTTGCCGATGCGCTCGCGCCAGGCGCTGTCGCTCAGGCCCTCAAGCTCCAGGTGCTCGTCCGGGTCGACCAGCGACTGAAGCGCGGCCAACTCCAGCGTGGTGAAGGGCCGGTGCCAGGTGTCGTCCAGCGCGCGGATGACGAAGACGCCACGTTCGGTCACCTCGGGCAGGCGCGGGTCGGCCACGCTCCAGCGGCCGTTGTCGTGCTGCCCGCTCGCGGTGACGGCGCCGGCGGTGTCCTCCCACGGCACCACGCCGTAGTGGCCGCCGGTGGTGTAGGCGTCCCGGCCGTCGCGTGCGAACCGCGGGCGGGGGTCCTGGACTGCGAAAGCGCCCTGGCCGGTCGTGCTGCCGGCGATGACGGTGCCCGCCGCGCCGTCCCACGGGGCGACGCGGTATTTGCCCGCGCCCTCAAAGCCGGTGGCGGCGCGGGGATCGGCGACGGAAAGCGCGCCGCTGCCGACCCGGTCGGAGCCGGTGACGGTCTTGGCGGGGCCGTCGAAGCCGACGACGGCCATCTTGTTCTGATGGGTGCCTTTGCCCCAGGAGTAGCGGGGATCAGCGATCGACAGGCCGCCGGCCGTCGGCCCGCCGCCGCCGGTCACGGCCGGCGAGACGTCATCCCACCGAGCGATGCGGTAGACGTTGTTGAACCGTGGCCCGCTCTCGCCCATCCGCGGATCGGCGACGCTGTACTTCCCGCCGCCGGCCGCCGACTGCCCGCTGACCGCGCCAGCGGTCTCACGCCAGTCGAGAACCCCGTACTGGCTGTACTCGCTGGCGCCGGCCGCGCGCCGGGGATCGGCCACCGAAAAGGCGCCGTTGGTTGGGCCGCTCCGCCCGGCGATGGTGCCGGCCGACTCATCCCAGCGCTGCACGCCCATGACACCCGACTGCCACGCCGTTTCGGGCAGGATCAGGTAGTCGGCAAGGTGGCCGTTGTCGACGCGCAGGCGGTTCAGGCTGCGCCAGTCGCTGCCGGCTTCCACGAACGCCAACCGCACCCACGTCCGCCACTGGAGCGCAGGCACCCGGTGCATGGGCCCGGCCGCCGGATCGCCCGGCAGCGGCATCCGCTCCAGCACTTCACCGACGCCGCGCAGGCTCCGCTTCGGCGGCTCGTAGAGGAACGGTGGCACCTTCTCGCGGTGACGGGCGACCAGCAGAAAGCGCTTGCGGCTCTGGGCCAGTCCGCCGATCTCGCCGCAGTCGTGCGTCGTCTCGGCGACGGCGTATCCGTAGCGGCCCAGGAGCGCGCTGATCTGGTCGAGCAGGTGGCGGCCGCGCGTCATGATGCGGGGCACGTTCTCGAAGATCATCAGCTCCGGCGGGTCGTCCGCCCACGCCTCCAGCGTGAGCCAGATGCCGCGCAGGGTCAGGCGGTTCAGGGCCTGGTACTTGGCGGACGTGCTGCGCGACTGCGACAGCAGGCCGGAGAAGCCCTTGCACGGCGCCGACAGGAAGACGATGTGCGGGCGTTCACCACCGGCGGCGCCCTGGATGTCAGCGGCGGTCGCCTCGCGCCAACCGGCCGGCGGCTCGGAGCCGTGGAAGGCCCGGTACTGGTCGCGGTCGAACAGGTCCAGGGCCGCACAGGGCGCACCGGCAAGGCGCTCGAAGTCCCGCGCGGCGGCCGCGTCAACGTCCACGCCGCCGATGCAGCGGAAGCGGGCGCGGAGGTTGCCGACACGGGCGGCGCCACGGTTGAAGCCGCGCGCGCCGCCGCCTAAGCCGCAGAACAGGTGGAAGTGGCGGATCTCGACGTCGGCCATGATGGGGCGGTGGTGCATCCCGATTACTCCGCCGCCTGAGCCGGCGCGGCCGGCGCCGTCGCTTCGGCATGCGTCACCGCCCGGCCGTCCGTCAGGACCCACGTCCCGCCGCTCTTGGCCTTCCCCAGGTCCGGCACGATGCCGGGCGCGGCCGTCATGGAGATCAGGGCCGGCGTGCCGCAGCCCTTGAGCATCCGGAGCAGGCCGCCGCGGCTCTTGCTGTCGAGCACGTCCGCCCGGTCGATCAATACGGCGCTGGAACCGTCCACCTGGGCGACGGCCACCTGCAGCGTGACGGCCGCCCGCCAGACTTGGCTCTCCGACGAGAAGGGCTGCAACGCCGGCCGAATGCCGTAGATGACGCTCATGTCTTCCTTCACCTGCACACGCGACCAGCCGGCGGCGTCCGACAGCTTCGCGAGGCGCTCGTTGAACTCGGAGAGGACACGGGCGAGGACGCGCTGGCGCAGGCCGTTGGGCTTCATGATCTGCACCACGGCGGCGAGGCGCGTGATCTCGCTGTGGAGGCTCCGGGCCTCCCGCCAGCGGCGGAAGTCGCCGAGCGTCTTCTGGGCCGCCTGCACCTTTTCCCGCGTGGCCTCGACGGCTGCTGCCGCGCCCTCGGCGCCGGCGGCTTCGGCCTCCAGCTGCTCCAGCTTTGCCTTCGCGTCCTGGATCGCCACAACCGCGCGCTTGGCCTCGTTCGCCCGCGCCGCCGCCTCGTGCACGGCACGCTCCGCCCGCTGCTCCGCGAACTCGGCTTCATGTCGGGCCTTGCGCATCGCCTTGATCTCGGTCTCGCTCGGTGCGGGGCCGGGCGCCTTCAACTCGTATTTCCGCGCCGGGCCTTCGCGATGCTCGATAATGGCGACGGCCTCGTTGCAGTGCGGGCACGGCTGCTTGGGGTGGCGGCCTTCGTCGGGCTTCGGCGTCTGGCGCAGCGCCTCGATGGCCTTGGCGTGGGCGGCCTCGGCGTCGTCGAACGCCTTGTCCAGGGCGTCGACGTCAGGCACCGCGCGGCCCGCCAGCTCGCGCACCCGCTCAAGCTCGGCGGTCCCGGCACCCTGGCGCTTCAGCGCCTCGTCGCGCTCGGCTTCGGCGGCGGCTACGGCCTGTTGAAGCTCGGCTTCGTCCATGTGTGCCGGGTTCGCGGGAAGATCCGGCTTCCAGTCGGAGCCCTTCTTGGAGCCGTACTTCTCGCCGGTGGTCTTTTCCCATGCGCCTTTCAGCTTCGCGCCCTGGTCGGCCAGATCCTTCGACGCACCGTCCCAGCCCTTGCCCTGGATGCGCTTCCAGATGCTTGCGCACCACGCGAGCGTGTCGTCGCTCGCCTCCATGTCGCCGATCATCTTGCGCAGGCTCTCGACGGCCACGTCGTCGCCCTTCGGCGGAACGAGGATGCCGGTCGTCGTCACCGCCTCCACCAGGTCGGCGAAGGAGGGCTCGGCGCCCAGCACCTCGATCAGGCGCGCCGCCCGGTCCTTGGCCGGCAGATCGGTCAGCCGCACCAGGCCGGCCGCGATGTCCGACGCCTGCGGCGCCTTGCGGTCGGTGACAACCTCGCACTGCGGCCAGGAGACGGACACGCTGCCGCCTTCGGTGGCAACGGTGACGGCGGCTTCAGTGCCGGCGCCATGCACCAGCGTCCCGGCGTCCTTCTTGTTGAGCCCCGCCGGCAACGGCTGGCCGGTGAGCGCTGCGGCGACGGCGGCCTGGATGCTCGACTTGCCGGCGCCGTTGGGGCCGATGACGAGGGCGAGCGGCGAGGAGTTCAGGTCGACGTGCTGGATGCCGAGGTAGTTGGTCAGGGTGACATGCATGGTGCGCTCCTGTAGCGGATCGTCTCAGGGCTGGAGCCGGCACCGCGCCGGGGCATGGCGCGGGAGGGCGGGGAGGGGAAGACCTGCCGGCTCCAGTCCCGAGACGGCGGCCCGAGGGCCGCGCGTCCGGGCTGCTGCGTCAGCCGTCGCCGAAGGACAGTTCTTCGTCGTCGGCCGGCGGCGGGTTCTGCTCGTCGTGGATTTCGCCCGTCTCGGGGTCGTGCGGGGGATCAGCAGGCGGCACTTCGGGCTGCTGGGCCTGCTTCTTGGCGGTGGGCTTCTGGCTCTGGCTCTGGCTCTGCGCCGGCGGCGGCGTCTCTTCCTGCTGCTGGGCAGGCTCCGCCTGAAGGCTCACGGCATCGTCCCATCCGCTGGGCATCTGACCGCTCGCCAGGGTGTCGAGCTTGCCGAGAGACGTGGGCTTGGGCTGCTGCTGCGCCACCGACCACGAGCCGTCGCGCTGCCGCTCCATCTCGATGTCCTGCAGCTCTTCGGCCGTCTGCATGCCCATCAGGGCCTCGGGACAGTAGGCGCGCCCCCACCAAGCGCCGGCGCGGTAGCGGAGCATCTGGTCGGGCATGTTTTTCCACTTGGGGTTCCGGTTGAACCAGCCCTCCGCCTTGGCCGTGGCGATGTCGACGCGGAGTTCGCGCTTGGTGCCGCCCTTGAGCATGCCGATGGCCGTGCAGCCGCGGTGGTCACCTTCGCCGTCAACGATGAGGTCCAGCGGCTCATCCAGGCGGCCGGACGTGTTGATGAGCGCGATGGCCATCTGCCCGTAGAGCGCCGGTTTTCCGTCCGGGCTCATGTAGATGTTCTGAAGGAACATGAACGGGTCGACGTTGAGGCGAAGCGCCATCTGCACGCCGACGAAGCAGCCGGCCGGGTTGTTGTGGAACTGCTTGGGCACGAGGCCAGAAGCGGCGAAGACGTTGGCGACGCGCCAGATGTGGTTGAACCGGTTGGTGTCGAGCAGGTTGGAAAAGCTGCTGGTGTCGGTCACGGGCAGCGCGTTCGGCTTCTCGCCCTGCTGCAAGGTAAGCGCGTTGGTTTCGGACATGGGATCAGGCCCTCTTCTCGGTGATGCGGAAGCTGCGGTAGCTGGTAGCGGCGACGACGTGTTCCTTGCGGTTCACCATGCCGGCGCTGACGTTGAAGCCGTTGACGAAGGCGCGGGCGGCGCCGCCGATCTTGGTCAGGATCTCGGCCTTGGCCGCGTCCTTCCGGGCCTTGGCCTCCTTCTCCGCCTGGCCGGCGGCCTTGTATTCGGCGCACAGGTCGGGCAGGCGGTTGTCGTCGGTGAGGTCGACCGGCTCCGCGCCGTCTATGGTCGCGTACAGCCGCATGACGGCCGCCGCGTCGATGTTGAAGTCCGGCGCCGGCGGCACACCGGCCTCGACGGAGGCCCAGAATTCGCGGATGGCGCCCTCGATGCGCGCGATCGCGCCCTGGTGGCGCGGCACCTTCAGGCGGAAGAGGCGGTTGCCGCCGACGCAGGCGATCAGCCATCCGTGCGGAGCGTCGGGCCTGCACGCAAGCTGGTGCTGCACCTGGATCAGGTAGTAGATCGGCGCGTCGAGCAGTTCCCCGCCCTCGGCGGTCCACTGCTGCTTGAAGATCAGGCCGTCGACGTTCTTGATCTCGACCGGCGCGCCGTCGTCAGCGTCCTCGAAGTCCAGGCTGCAGCCCATCTTCGGCACCGTCGGGTGCGTCAGGTATTCGGGCACATTGCGCAGGTTCCAGTTCCAGCGCTCCGCCGCCCAAGCGGCGATGGCAGGTTCCAGGTGGCGGCCGGCGTCGATGCGCTCGCCGCCGTGGTCGCCGCGCGGCAACTGGCCGGCCTTCTCATACCAAAGCTCGAAAGGCGTGCCGAAGGGGCTTACACCCAGCAGGATGGCGCTCTCGCTGGCGCCGATCCAGTTGACGCGCTCTTCAACGGGAATGTTGGTCATGACGCACCCCGCTTGGCCTTGAACTCGCTCCAAGCGTTCCATGCGCCGCGAACGATGGCGGAGGGGATCAGAAGCGGCCAGAAAACCACGCTCGCGCCCATGAGGAAGCGGCGCTGTCCGACCGTCATCCCGCCGTCCTTCGCAATGACGTCGACGACCATGGAGCCGGTCAGGCCAGCCCAGATGTAGGTGATGGCGAGCATCGTCATGACGCACCTCCCTTCTTGTCCCAGTGCTCGCAGATGCCCGAGGCCGTGGCGAGTTGGTAGACGCCGGACCCCGAGCCAAGCGCGCAGACCGGTCGCCACTTGAGCGACGAAGGCCCTTCGGCCAGGTGCTTGCAATTGCCGCACTTCGCGTACTTTGGCAGCGCTTTGATGGCGAGGTGCCGCTTGTAGGAGCGGCGGAGGTTGTTACGGCCCTTGCTGGTAGCCTTGGCCCACCGTTCCGGCCAGAGCTTGGCGATCGCGGCGTCAGTCTGGGGGTCAGCCATGACGATCCTCCCGGCGCTGCTGGTAGAGGTGGTCGCCCCGCTCGTCGTCGACGTCCTGGGCGGCGCTGTGCGCGGCCTCCGCCGCCTCGGGCTCGGACAGCCCGGCGGCAAGGGCATCCTCGTAGGCGGTCAGGGCGGCGCGGTGCCGCATGAGGTGGAGACCGTTCATCGCGGGAACCTCACGTTCACGATCAGGGGCGCCGGCTTGCGCCGGCGGCGGCGAAACAGGGCGCGGATCAGGCGGCACATCGGTCAGGCCTCCGCCGCAGCGCGCTTCAGATCGGCCAGCGCCTCGCGGGCCTCGGCCAGGTCCTTGTTGAATTCGTCCGAGGCGTTCCCCAGCGCGGCGGCGCCGAACACCGTCACCGCATCCGGCTTCAGGGCGCCCTTCGGCGCGCCGGGTTCGGCGTCAGCGCCCAGTTGCATGAGGGCGTCGAAGGTCTTTTCCAGTTCCTCGATGGCGCCGGACAGGCGCTCGATCGTGTCGTTGATCTCCGACATCGGTCAGGCCTCCTTCGCCTTCAGGGCGTCCAGCATGTCGTGCACGCGGATCAGCAGTTCCTCGTAGGTGTCTCCGGCCTTGATGGCGGCGCGGAGCTGCTGAAGCTCGCTGGTCAGACGGGCGGACATCGGGTCCGGCGTCGCCGGCGCGGTCTCGCCCTCCCGATCCTCCGGCTGGCGCCACTCCATCTTCTTGAGCTTGATATTCAGATCCCGGAGAAATTCTCGCCCTTGAGCGAACTGCCAGGGCAGGCCTTCACCGCGCGCGAACTCCATGCCGTCGAGAAAGCAGTTCACGTCCGAAATCTTCAGCGAGACGTCGTGCGCTTCTTCGGGGGTGAAGTGAAGGGCGTTGCCGATCTGCTTCATCGCCATCACTCCGCCGCCGCCGCGACCGTCTCCGGCCGCTCCTGAGCCGTCGCCTCGTAGTGCACCGGGCGGCCGTCCTTGTGGGCCTCCCGCAGCTTCACAGCCAGGATGCGGCGCAGGCTCTTCGCCCGTTCGGGGTCGCCGTGCGTTTCCTCGGTCTCGATCTTCCGGCGCTCGTCCAGCGTCACCACGACGGGCTCCTTCCGGTCGGCCGACCAGCGGCGCGTCCAGGTGGCGTAGAGAGCGACCAGGCCGCGCTCGGACATGCGGCTGAGGACGCGGGCGAGCTGGCGGTGCGCGTCGGCGTCGTCCCGGCAGATCAGGCGGCGGGCGAAGAAGCCGCGCTTCGTCTCCTGCTCCTTGAGCTCGGCGACGACGCAGGCGCCGTCGACGCCAAGGCTGTGGATGGCCGGCGCGATCTCGATGAGGCGGTCGGCAAAGCGGGTGGTGCTGTCGTGTTGCTGATGCATGGGTGCGTCTCCATGTTCCGCGGCTTGTTGCGCGGCCAGGGCCAGGGAGGGGGAGGGAAACCCTGGCCGCGCCCCAAGCCGCCGACTTCGGGGCTGTCGGCGGGCTCGGGCGGGGGAGCTATTCGGCGGCTTGCGGGTAGGGCTCGGGTAGCGCCGGGGCCGGAGCGGCGAGGCCGTCGTGCCAGAGGCCGACGATGTCCGACGGATCCGCGCTCCGCCCGAGGAAGCGGCGCCCCTCGAACGTATAGAGCTCGATCAGCTCGCCGCCGCTGGGCAGGCTGATCAGCCCGAGGCAGAGGAACGAGTCGTCGCTGCCGTAGCGGTATTCCGTGTCGACGATGCGCACGCGGCGGAAGTCGCGGGTGACGTAGACGCCGCCCGCCTCGAGGCGCAGCGGCTCGCCGACGCGGCCAATGTCGCGCAGGGCCTCCATGGCGGCGGAGCAGCGTTCGGACAGCAGCTCGTCACCGGCGGCAAGCGCCTGGCCGTACAGCGTCTCGATCAGGTCGTGGCACTCGGTGCCGAGGGTGCGGGTGTCACGCATCGGTGCGGCCCTCCCCGGTGGTGTTCCGGTGCTTGCGCAGCATGGAACAAGCGGCGTCCCAGTGGCCGGCGACGTCGCGCCGGGCGATGCCAGCCTCCTCCAGCAACTCGGGCGTCGGCTCGATGCCGAGGTCCTGCATGTCTCCCATCAGGGCTGACAACAGGAAGTCGCGGCGCAACGAGCGCGGCGGGGCGGCCTCGAACTCGGCGACCTTGTTCGCGAGGTATGGGATGTCGGTGACGGCAGCGGTGGTTTCAGCTTGGGAGGTCATCTTCCCCATCTCCCCTGTGCGGTGGTGATGGGTGAACGATACGCAATGCATCGGTGCAATGCAATACTTTTTGTATCAGACGTACCGCTTTCGATGCATCACGCCGTATTGCGTAGATGCCTTCTGCACAAAAAGAACCCCGCCGGCTGGGGCGGGCGGGGCTTGGCGTAGAGGGGCTGGTGCGCCTACACGGGCAGTGCTGCCAGCGCCACCTCTCCGCTCCAGGACCGGCTCGCCTCGTGATACCGCGCTGCCTCCGCTTCCCCAGCTTCGCGGGCGGTCAGGGTGCCGGTGATGCCGCCGATGTGCGCGAGCGGCCGGGCGATGTCGATGGCCTCCGGGGCCGACTCGGCACTGACGAGCCAGCGGACGCGCCCCTGGGCGATGACGGCGAAAAGGCCGGACGTGAGCTTCATGGCGTACCTCCTGTGGTGATGGTTCGCCATTTTGTTCCTTATGCGTTCTCGCGGCGAGTCAAAAAATGCCCCGCCGGTGGGCGGGGCGGAAGCAGTGTTAGTGGGTGCTTTTCTCTTCCGGCGAGGGCGCACGAGAGGCTTCACTGATAGTTAGTGCCGGCGCTCTTAGTTCTTCCTCTTCAAAAAATGCGCTGACCCGCAATACGCCGGGCTGCGGAATTTCAAAAGGCGAGAACTCATAAATCGGATTTGCGACCAGCCATTTAGTCGGGCTAGAGGTTTCCTCTTCACCGAGATCAGGCGCCTTTCGAAAATTAACTTCATTACTAATTATTTCTTTTCCATCTAGAGAAACACGTATGGTCGCATTCTCCGGTGCTTCATTGAATGGCACAGCAATCCAGATGAACATGCAGAACTTTGGTACAATGGCAGGAATACTCTCCAAAACCATTTCAGAGCCATAGCATCCTATGAGTGATATCTTGCCGCTCAGTTCGTGCCTTACGTCGTCGCAGTAGGCTACGTGCATATATTTATTCATTACATTCAGGCCGCAGTGTAGGACATTTTTCGGGAAGCTGCGCGATCGATGTTACCTGATGCGCTGGAGGCGTTTCCTAATTTTCTGTACTCGGGCCGGACCTCATCGCTCAGGCGTGCGACTTGTTCATTGCTCCCAGCTTTTTGGTATTTCGGCTTGCTGCCAAAGATGGGGTCGCGGTCCATAGCCCACATCATCTCGGCGACCGAGGTGAGCGACAAGTTGTCTGTTCCTTTGATGCGGCGCGAGATCGCAGATCGGTGGATGCCGAGCCGGTTGGCTACTTCCGACTTGGTCAGGCCCGTGCGCGCAGCTTCTTCCGCCAGAGCTCGCTGAAGCTCATCGCGAACGGTCATCACGAAACGAGCTACTGCCCGGCGCTTGGGGTCAATTTTCAGGCGAAAAGACGTCATCGGGGTCGCTTCCTTCAATGAACAACGGCGGGTCTAGGTCCAACGTGCTTCGAAACCGTTCCGTTTCGGCCCTTAGGCTCCCGTGAAGGCTGGAAAAGCCGTCGTTGCCTTTCGCGCGAGTCGCATCGCACCCCTGGTGCGCGATGAACACGTCGCGTCGGTAAAACCATCCGTAGATGCGGACATCAGCGGTTTTCATTTCCCATACGCCTCGTTCTTCCGGGCGCATAGGGTGGTACTCATTAATCCAGGCGAGGCGCTCTCCGCAGATGAACTTTCCTAGAAGATCTTGCACCTGTTGGATGGGCTCAAGTTCCGTATCCCATCGAGGAATAAGGTCTGGAAGGATTTGGTCCGCCCATCGAACGAATGCCTGACTGATGTAGAACTGGCGGTAGCAAAGGCGCTCAGGCGGAAGGTCGGGCTCAAAGCGCTGCAAAACTCCTTGGGCCATAAGATCGTTCAGTGTTGCCATATTTGTCAACACTCCTGACGGAGCGCCAGGGCAGCCATTTGAATGCGTGTCACACCTTCCTCCCCACGATCCACACCACGCGGCCGATCACCGTCAGGTTAGTCGCCAAATCCGGCTGCATTCGGGCTGCTGTAACGCCCCGCCGCTGCCAAGTCGTCGCACGCACGCCAGAGCAGGGCAAAGCCGTCGCCGGATGCGAGGTCTAGGTGATCAAGAACGCACCATGCCCGCTCTACCCGCATTCGCTCGGCGTCTTCGTCCTGCCGGTTGTCACGGGGCTCCGGTTCCGCCTCGGTGAGCAGCTGGTCGAGTTGCGGCAGGCCTGGCGTGTCCAGGTCCTCGGCGTGGACGGACGCCACCCCGGTCATTGCGGCGGCAACGGCAAGCGCCGTGGTCGACAACCGCCCCCTCATACTCGCCTCCCGATCCATACGACGCGGCCGATCACGTCCACAGCCACTTCCCGATCACGCGGCCGTTGATGTGCATATCGGTGATCGGCTGCTCATAGGTCTGATACTGGTCGTTGCGCGGGATCAGCCGAACCATCGGCGGGTCGGTGCCCGGCACCAGTTCCAGGCGCTTGATGACCAGCCCCATACCGTCCCAGAGGACGAAGACGCCCGGCGGTGACGGCCGCCTGTCGTCGAGGTCCACAAGGACGCGCTCGCCCGGCAGGAAGTCGGGCGTCATCGAGTCGCCGTATACGGTGATGATCTTCAAGCTTTTCGGTGGCGCCGTCGTCTGGCCCCGCACCAAGTCCCCCGGCATCTGCCAGCGCGATACGACCGGCTCCGACTCCTTCGCGTCATGCACTAGGCCGTACCCCCCGTTGGCCCTGACATCCAATTCATCGACCGAGATGGATGTCGAGCTCACGCGGCTCGCCTCCTTGCGCTCGCGCTCCCCACGCTGCTCCGGCGATATCGTGACGACCTGATCGCCCAGCTCAACGAAGTCGTCGCCGAGCATAAGCCATCGCCAGTCCACGCCCAGCGCCTCAGCATACTGCTTGAGCGCCGGCGCGCCGGGATTGCGGGTGCCGTTCTCGTGGGCCCGGTACGTCGGCTCCGTGAAGCCATGGGCGCGCGCGAAGTCCGACGCGGACTCGTAGCCCGCAGCCTCACGCTTCTCCCGCAATCTTTCGGCTACTGTCGTCATGGTGAGACACATTGTAGCGCCACCCATCGGCTTAGTCTGATACAAAAGGTCTTGTGCGATACCGATGCAATGCGTATCGTAAGTGGTATGGAGACCTACGCAGACATCATCGGCCTTTGGCCGAGCGCCGAGGCGCTGGGGGATGACATCGGCGAGAGCGGTGTCACCGTGCGGGCTTGGCGCAATCGCAACAGCATACCCGCGTACCGCTGGCTCGACATCGTCAAAGCGGCCGATGCGCGAGGTATCGAAGGGGTGAGCCTTGACGCGCTCGCCCGCATCGCCGCGACACGCCGGCCAGCCCCTACGCCGCGCACGCCGAAAGTGGCGGCGGGAGCCAGCGCATGACCTCATCGCTTGCCATCTGCCGCGCCCTTCTCGACCTGCCGCCGCGCCTGCGTGTGAAGCGCCGCGAGCTGGGCGCTGAGGCCCGACAGCCCGAGCCGCAGCGCCTGGTCCGAGTCTGCCGCGACCGCGTCCGCCAGCAGGAACGCCGCCAGCCCCAGGACACCGACAGCCTCCGTGAACGGGCTGCCGACGACGGCCGGGCGGACGATGCGGCTCTCGGGGAAGGGGATGACGGTGCCCATGGCGGTGCGGCTGCCGATGCAATTCCTGACCCTGTTCATGAGGTGATGGTGCCGTAAGGCCCGCGTCGCCGCACCACCCGCGATGTCCAACCCATTCCCGAATTCCGGACAAACCCATGACGCACGAACGCGAACCCGACACCTTGGAAGACGCAATCCGCCGCGCGATTGAGCTGCTGGGCGACAAGCGGTGTGCCGCCGCGACCGGCTATGGCGTGGATCAGGTCCGTAAGGCCGGTCATCACAACTGCCCCAGCCATGCGTTGGCCCACCCGCGCGCCATCCGCCTGGACCGGGCGCTGATGATGGCGCCGCAGCTGGCGCCCGAGGAACGGCAGCCGCTCATGCTGCTGGCCCATGCGGCGGAACTCGGCCTGGACATCACCTGGCGCTCGCGCGAAGCCGCACCGCCGGCCGACAGCATCAACACCCTGCTGTTCCGCTTGGTGGAGCTGGTGGGGCAGTTCGGCGGCATGGCCGGGCAGGCGGAACCTCTGGACGCCGACGCCGTGGTCCAGCTGGCGCGCTCCCGCGAGCGCCTGACCGCCATCACCAACCAGATCCTCGATGCCGCGCGCGCCGCCGGCACCATCGACGAACCCACCCACGCCCGCCTCCGCGTCGTCGGCGGCACGGAAGCCTGAAGGAGACCCTGACCATGGCGAAGAAGCTGAAGGACGCCGCCGGTAGCGAGAACACCGTCGCCGGCCTGCCGAAGAAGGATGTGAAGTGGCACATCAACAACGTCATCAGCGCCGGCCAGAAGAAGGACGACGCGACCAGCCACAACGCGTCGGCCTGGAAGCGGCTGAAGGACTGCGGCGGGCACAGCGAGGCGATCAAGCTGGGCCTCAAGCTCCAGAAGATGAGCGACGACAAGCGCGCCGACTTCCTGCGCTCGTTCGATGAAATCCGTCTGCACCTGGACCTCGACGCCCAGGGCGACCTGTTCGACGAAGACCAGGTGACGGCTGACGACGTGGACACGCTGAATGCGGCTCAGGCCGCCGCCGATGCCCAGCCCTGGCAGGGCGAGGGCGAGCCCATCGGCGAGAGCGGCGAGATCGTCCATCCCGAGCCCGAGCCGGTGGCCGCCGAGGCCGAAGATGGCGCCAAGGGCGAGGCGCCCGAACTGGCCGACGCCGTCGCCACGGCGGAGGACGCTTGGGACGAGGCCAACATCAGCGCCGAGGACATGCCCGAGGACGCGGGCGCCGTCTTCAATGCCGGGCGCGACCAGCGCGATGCGGGCGGGACGCTCAAGGACAACCCGCACAAGAAGAGCGACAAGGTCCGCCGGACCATCTGGGCCGACGGCTGGAAGCAGCGCGACCAGGAACTGAGCGAGGCAGCGGAGCCGGCGCCGGTCGAAGATGCCGAGGGCATGGGCTACGCCGAGCGCGCTGAAGTGCAGGGCGAGGACCAGGCGGAAGCGACCGCCGAAGCCGAGGACGACGGCCTGGAGTTCGGCGACGAGGCGGACACCAACGTCCACCGCCTGGAGCGCCCCGGCACCGCCGTTCCGCCGTCCAAGCGCGCGGCCGGCGGCATGAGTGGCGGCGCCTACACCGTCTGACGAGACACCCGGCGCGGTGCGATCGGACGGCCTCCGACGGTCGACAGCGGCGGCAGGGTCCGCGCCGGGTTCGCCTTTCCCGTCCCTGCCGTTGCGCGTCGGCCGGAGCCGTGCAACCGGACAACACGGCAGAGGAGCGCCACGGCAATGGCGTGCCCCGGCGGGTGGAAGGCCCGCAGCCTACGACACGCAGGGGGAAGATGCATGTCCACCACCACCAACCACACCGGCGTCCTTCTCGCCCTCGACCAGGCCACCAACACCGGGTGGGCCGTCGGGCAGATCGGCCAGCCGTTCGTCACCACGCCCATGGAGATCGCCGCCGGCGGGCTCAACGCAGGCCTGCTCGGCAGCGGCACCGCCCGCACGACCTCCACCGATGCGATGCGCGGCTGGCTTGGCATGATGATCAGCGAGCACAAGGTGCGCGGGATCATCTACGAGAGCCCGATCCACGCCGGCGGCAAGACGAGCTTCAAGACCGCGCGCCTACTCTACGCCCTGGCGGAGACCATCGAGGACGTGGCCCGCAAGCGCGTGCTCTGGTGCGCCGAGAACGGCCGGTCGTCCGCCTACAAGGCCGTCGTCGGCAAGGGCAACGCGACGAAGGAAGAGGCCCGCGATCATCTGCGCGCGCTGGGCTTCGATCCGCAGACCCTGGACGAGTCGGACGCCATCATCCACTGGCATGCTGCCGCGCTGCAACTTCGGGAAAAGGGGTGGTGACGATGCCGAACCCGACGATCCGCTGCGCCACCTGCTACTTCTGGTCCCGCAACCTCAAGCCGGGCGCCACGAACGGCCAGTGCCGGCGCTACCCGCCCGTGAACGAGCGCACCGACCAGGGCCTCCGCCCCATGTGGCCCATGACCGAGGACTACGGCTGGTGCGGAGAGCATGGCGCCGTCGAGATCCTGGAGGTGCGTGATGTCTAAGCGCTCCATCCCCGCCGCCACACGTCGCCGCGTCCTCGCCGCCTACGAGGCAGGCACCACCGACCCGGTCGCGCTGTCCTGCAAGTGCCTGGTCACCCTGACCGTCGTCAACGCCGTGCTGGCCGAAGTCGCCGCCGACGAGCCCGCCCAGGCACCGGCCCCGCGCGGCTCGGTGGATGCCGACCGCGTCATGGCGCTGCTCGCCGAGGGCATGGCGCCCAAGGACGTCGCCGCCGCCTGCGGTTGCTCCGTCCATAACGTCTACAAGATCCGCCGGCGCGCTGCCGCGTCGGCCACCGAGGTTCGGGCTTCGGACGGCCCGGACACCACGGCCCTTGTGCCGTTGGACGTTTCCTCCTCCGACTCGGCCGGGGCCTCTGACCCCCATGCCCCGGCCACTTTTTCCGGCTCTTGCGGGGTGGGCGGCGCCAAGCGCGAGCTTCCCCCCGCGTGCCCCGATGGGAGTGGTGACCCGGCCGGGCCGGTGCCGTCCACCCCGCAGAAGCCGGAGCGGCCCGCCCAGGCCGCTAGCGACGGGCGCCCGAGGGCAACCGGGACCATGACCCGGCGGGCGCCCGTCACCTTTCCCCGCGGCGTCGAGACGCTGGGCACCATCAGCGACGGCGGCCGCAAGCCCGCGCACGACCGCGACCCGGTGGGCTGCCGCTGGATCGACGGCGACGTGCGCAAGGGCTGGCGCTACTGCCAGGGCGAGATCGCCAAAGGCGCCTACTGCGCGCACCACCACGGCCGGGCTTATCAGGGCCAGCCGGCCAAGGTGCCGGGGGTGTGGCGATGAGCCAGAACACATCCTCCGCCGTCATGCAGCAGCGCCGCGAGCCCCGCGACAGCCTGGACTTCTTCCCAACGCCGCCCTGGGCGACGCGGGCGCTGGTCGAGCACGTCATCATCGGCCACGGGTGGCGCGCCGACCGACTCGCCCAGATGTCCGTGTGGGAGCCTGCTTGCGGCATCGGCAGCATGGCCGAGCCGCTGCGGGAATACTTCGCCACCGTCCGGACCAGCGACGTCTTCGACTACTCCGACCGCTATGCCCGGCAAGAGCGCGTCGCCGATTTCCTGTGGCCGGACTCGGAGAGCGCCGTCATCAAGGCCAAGCGCGTCGACTGGATCATCACCAACCCGCCGTTCCGCGTGGCCGATCAGTTCGTGCGGCGCGCCGTTGGCATCGCCCGCGTCGGCGTCGCCATGCTCGTCCGCACGGCCTTCCTCGAGTCCGTGGACCGCTGGCGGGAACTGTTCGACCCCATCGCGACGCGGCCCTACATCGTGGCGCAGTTTGCCGAGCGGGTGCCGATGCACAAGGGCCGGCTGGACCCGAAGGGCTCCACGGCGACGGCCTACTGCTGGATCGTCTGGCGCACCGACGGCCAGCGCCTTCAGATCGGTCCGTCCATGCTGTGGATACCGCCGTGCCGGAAGCGCCTGGAGAAGCCGCACGATTATGCGGCGGAGCTGCTGCCATGAAGCTGCGCCCCTACCAATCCACCGGCCGCGATCAGATCCTCGCCTGCATCCAGCGCCGGGCCCATGTCCTCTACGTCCTGCCCACCGGTGGCGGCAAGTCCGTGGTCATCGCGTCGGTCATCGCCACCTTGGCCGCCCTCGGCTGGCGCATCTGCCTCATCGCCCACCGCGACGAGCTGGTGCAGCAGCTGTCGGGCGCGCTGTCGGCGGCCGGTGTCGACCATGGCGTGATCGCGCCGGGCCATGAGCTGACGGGCCACAACGTGCACGTCGCGAGCGTCGCCACCCTCGACCGGCGGCGCAACGATCCGAGCATCCGGGCGTGGCTGGCCTCGCTCGACCTGCTGGTGCCCGACGAGGCGCACCACACCCCGGCGGGCCAGTGGCAGCGGATCATTGGCGCGGCCCTGAACGCCACCCGCTTCGGTGCGACGGCGACCGGCTACCGCCTGGACGGCCGGGGCCTCGGCGACACGTTCGGCGAGGCTGTGCGCGGGCCGGCAATCCGCTGGCTGGTGCGTATGGGCTACCTCGCCGGCCTGAAGGTCTATGCTCCGCCGGTGCCGCTGGTCGGCATGGAGGCGGTCGGCAAGTCGATGGGCGACTACAAGCGCTCCGACCTGGCGAAGGTGATGAACACGCCCGAGGTCCTGCGCGCCGCCGTCGCGTGGTATGGCCGCCTGATGGCAGGCAAGAAGGTCCTGTCCTTCTGCGTCGACCTCGACCACGTCGCAGCCACTGACGCCGCTTTCGAGGCCGCCGGCTGGCATAGTGCCACCGTCGACGGGACCATGACCCAAGCGGATCGCCGCGCGGTCGTGGACGCGTTCCGCAGCGGCCGGACGCAGCAGCTCGCGAGTTGCGAGCTGATCGGCGAGGGCTTCGACGTTCCTGCCGTCGCCGGCGCGCTGATGAAGCGCCGGACCATGTCCACGGGCCTGTACCAGCAGCAGAACGGGCGCCCCATGCGGCCGGTCTACGCTGCCGGGTTCGATTCGCGAGCCCATGACGGAGAAGGAACGGGCGACGTCCTGGCCCGGCTCGGCGCTATGGCCCGTGGGCCGAAGCCGCACGGCATCGTCGTCGACCTGGTTGGCAATGTCACCCACCACGGCATGCCGGACGCCGACCGGCCGTGGACGCTCCAGGGTGGTGTTGCGGGCTTGGAACGCCAGGTTCCGCCGACCTCGCGGTGTCCGCGCTGCTACCTCGTCGTCGAGGCCGGCGCCGACCGCTGCCCCGGCTGCGGTGCCGAATACGTGGCCCGCCTGTCCGTCACCGTCAACGGCGTGCCGCTGCACCTGCTGCCGCCGGTGGGCGGGCTTCCGGCCGCGACCATCGCCACCATGGACTTCCCGAGCCTGACCCGCCTGGACCTGCCGCGCGCCGATTGGGAGCGCGTGGCCGAGATCAGGCAGGTGGCGCCCAAGGCGAAGGATCGCCGGGAGTGGGCCGCGCGCGTGGCCGAGCAGGCGGGGAAAACGGTGCGAAATTCTCACCTTTTGGCCGGAGGTGCGGCATGACCTACATGAACGACCGCCGCCGCGTCGAACTGGCCCTGGTGCCAGCCCTCTACGCCATGTGGGTCAGGGGCGCCATGGACCTGATGCACCGCGCCGGGAAGAGCCGCGAGGCCGCGGGCCTGGTCGTCGAACGCGACCGTCTGGTGCGCGCTGCCGCCGAGCCGCTGGACGACCTGCGCGGGCGCAAGCGGGACAAGCTGATGGAGCGGCTGGAGCGCACCGCATCCGCCGTCATGGACGACGTCTCGGCGCGGCCGGACGATCCCACCGGCGGCGCTAACATGACGCGCGTGTTCCTCCAGCTCGCGATCCTGACCAACCAGCTCGCCGACGAGGGGCATATCGCCATCGTCGCCGGCGGGAACTTCGAGCAGGCCTACGAGGCGCTGAAGGGCGGCATCCTCTCGACGGCCGACCGTGACGCTGAGGTGGCCGGGCTGCTGGAGGCTGTGGACCGCTCCGCCACCAAGGGCGCGGCGCGCATGCGGGCGGTGCTGGATCGCGAGGGAATGTTCCAGGCGCGAAAGGTGCCGGCATGAGCGTGTCCGCCGCCATTGCCGCCGAACACGTCGTCTGGGCTCGCGCCGCCGGCCTGACGCCGACCGAGTGCGTGGCTGTGATCTCGCCGCGGCTGCGGGCCGACAACTGGGGCGTCGCTCATCTGCTGCTCGAAGCCGCGCATGACCACCTGGTGGCCCGCCTGAGGGCCCGTGTCCACCGCGCCCGGAGAGATGCTCTGGACGACCGGATGTCGCGTCAGGCGCTCGCTGTCGCCCTGACCCGCCGCAACGGCGCCACCCTGGCCGGGAGGCCATGCAGATGAGCCTGAAAGCCTCCACGCTGGTCTGGGACCACTCGAACGCCACAGGCACCTCGCGACTGGTCATGCTTGCACTGGCCGACCACGCGGACGGCGGCATGGTCGCATGGCCCTCCGTCAGCACGCTCGCCAGCATGTGCCGGACGGGCGAGCGGAACGTCCACAAGATCCTTTCCGCCCTGGTCGACGCCGGCGAGATCAAGCCGATCGGCAAGGGCATTCGTGGGGTGGTGAAGTACCGCCTCACCCCTGGCGGGCGGTCCCGTCAGGATGCGGCAACCCCTGAACACTCGGACAGGGGTGACGAGGGCGCACCCCTGAACGCACGGACAGAGGTCGGCGGTCCGACCCCTGAACCCCAGGACAGGGGTCAGGAGGCTCCACCCCTGAACGCCAGTTCACCCCTGAACCAGCGTTCACCCCTGAACGCACGTTCACTGACCCCTGAACGCACGTTCACCCCACCCCTGAACGCCAGTTCAGACGAACCGTCACTGAACCGTCAGGAACCTAGGAGTGGTGGCGGTCGCGCGCACACGCACGAGGGCGGTCCCTCGGCGTCGTCGGGCGATCCCGACAGCGACGTCGCCACCGAAACGGCGCGGGCGATCCTGCGCCACTGGAGCGCCGAGGTCACGAGGCTGTGGGGTGGCGATCCGTCTCCACGGTCCCCGACCAACGCGCTGGCAACCGTCAAGGCCTGGGTGCGGGAGGGCGTTCCCTTCGACCTGGTGCAGACGGTCATCACCGAGGGCCTGGAACGAAAGCGCCAGCGCGGCGAAGGCCCTCCAGGCTCACCGGCCTACGTCAAGAACTCGATGCGAGACGCTCTCGCCCAGCTCCGCCACGCCGAACAGCACCCCGAAGTCACCACCGGAGGACGCCCCCATGCCCAGCACCGAACTCAGCACGGTCACGACACCCACTCCGGCTTCTTTGCCGGCTTCGCTGACGTCGCTGGTTACGGCTCCGACTAAGCCCATCTCCACCGACCACGGCTACGACGAGATCGAACTGCCGTGGCGTCCGCCGGCCGTGGTCAGCGACGAGCAGCGCACCGATGCGCAGCGGGCGATCCCCGCCATTGAGGCGCGGCTTCGCCCCGCGGAGAAGGCCGAGATTGCCGGCCGGGTCATGGTGGCGCTTGCCCACCACTACGTCGCCAAGATGCCCGACGCGGTCCACCGCGGCATCGCAAGCGACTGGTGCGCCGACCTGGGCGAGTACCCGATGTGGGCGATCGAGGCGGCCTTCGCCGAGTGGCGCCGGACCCAGGACAAGAAGCCGACCATCGCCGGCATCCGCCGCCTGTGCTGGGCGGCGGTGAAGTGCGACAGCCAGACCCTGCAGCGCCTCCGGGTGATCGCCAGCACGCCGACGGAAGCCGGCCGGAGGGCGCAACCGAAGAGCGCTCAGGCCCGCGTCCGCGAGATTGCCAAGGGAGCCGTGAAGCCTGTTGCCCGGGCGCGCCCGCAGCATCACGACGAGCCGCCCATGTCCATGGCGGAACTCGAACGCCGGAAGGCCGAAATCCTGGCGGAGGCGCGGCAGGCCTTCGGAACCGACGGAGCGCAATCCTGATGGGCAAGAACCTGCGTCAGCGCGACGCCATCGACCGGGCGCTGAGCGAGCGCAACCGGCCGACGGTGGAGCGTCAGGCCAAGGGCGAGTCGGTCGAGGTCACGACGCTGGACGAGGGCGTCAGGCGCGTCGCCATCCGCATGCTCGACGTCAGCGACGACGACCGCCGCCGGCTGCGCGCCCTGCCAAGGCTGAACCGCTGGGCCGGGGAGACGCTTCGGCGGGTGTACCTGCTTGCCCACCGGGAGCCATCCGTCACGGCGAGCTACGGCGCCAACCGGCGGCCGGGCGAACTGCCCGAGCATGTGGCCTATGCCGAGGCACTGGTCGGGCGGTGCCGGCGGGAGGCGGGGCGCCACTGGCCGGTGCTGCGAGCCGCCCTGATCGACGACGCATGGACCATCCGCGACCAACGCCACCTCGGCACAGCCCTGCGCTGGCTCTCTGGCTGGTGGAGGCGCACGGCACTGACGGATGGCGAGGCCTGGAGCGACTTGGTCGACGTGCTGACCCTGGACGTCCGGCCCGAGCGGGAGAGCGACGACGGAGTGCTACCCGTGTCCACGCCCTCCGACGTGCACCTGTGGCTGGCCATGGCCCTGACCGGCGATGGCCTGCCCGCCGATGAGGTATTGGGCTTCGCCGATCAGGTGAGCGCCGACCGGGTGGCGATCCTGGGCCAGCTGCAGGCCTGGAAGCGGGCCGGGCTCGTGCGCATCGATGGCGGCGGCGGCAAGCCGGTGGTGTGGAGGCTGCGGTGACAGTCTTCAGTCGGAGGCTGGGCAGCCCCGCCTCCGACCCCGCTTCACTTTAGACCTTCGGCCTAAAGACAAGTTCGACGGTATCGAATGGAACTTCCGTCATGACAATCGGAACACCGTTGTAGAAGCCTCCGTTTACACAGTCCTGCGTGGCGCCAATCTTAAAAAATCCGAACGAGTCCGTTCGGACACCAGCGAGTTTCAGGCCGTGATCGTCTGCTATATCTTTCGATATATCTACCCATTTCCCGACGAGTTCTTTAGGCCAGTTGTTGACATCAGCGCGGAACGCCGTTTCACCACCGGCGAGCCTCGCCGCTTCCAATGCTCTGTCCGTTAGGATCTTGAGATCGGTTTCGTTCATCAATGCCTCCAACTTAGCTGGTTTGTTGCGCGCGGCATCTTATGGCGAAAAGATACCGCTCGCAACACGGATGAGGGTTGACGGTTCACCCACCTTCCGGTAACCATTTTCTCGTGTTAGGCGAAGTGCGCCTAAATCCAGCCCGCCCGGTCCAGCCGCGGCGGGCTTTTTCGTGTGAGCTTGCACGGGGCCGGGGCGAACGGATCATCGTGCGGGGAGGTCGGCAGTGGGAAGGCCCAGCAGATTTACGCAGAAGCTCGCAGACGAAATCTGCCGTCGCATCGCCGACGGGGAGAGCTTGCGAGCAATCTGCGAAGATCCCGGCATGCCGCACCGCGAGACGGTGAGGGTGTGGCTTTGCCGCAAGGCTGACTTTTCTGCCCAATACGCGCGCGCACGAGAAGACCAGGCCGACCACTACGCCGAGGAGATCATCAGCCTCGCCGACGAGAGCATGAGCGCAACCAGCAAGGAGCAGGCCCAGGCTTACAGGCTCCGGGTCGACGCCCGTAAGTGGGCCGCGGCGAAGCTCAAGCCGGCCAGCTACGGCGACAAGCAGCAGGTGGAGTTGAGCGGCGAGGTGGCGATCCGCCAGATGGACGACGCCGAACTGGACAACCGCCTCGTCGCCCTGATGGCTGCGCTCGACGCCACCCTGCACCGATGACACCGGAGCAGATCGCCGCGCTGCCCCGTAAGCAGCGCGAGGAACTGTTGCTCTTGCTGGCGGAGAAGGACCGGCGGGAGAAGCGCAAGCGGTACGAACACCTGTTCCCCGACGAGACACACACCTGGCGGGGCGAGGTGTTCCACGCGCGCCACCTGTACGGGCCGCACATCGAGTTCCTGGACTCCACGGGGGAGTACAACGAGGTCGCCATGATGGCCGGCAACCGGACGGGCAAGTCCGAAGCCGGCGGTTATGCCGTCGCCACATGGCTCACGGGGCGGTATCCGCACTGGTGGGCCGGTCGCCGCTTTCCGGGGCCGGTCCGCGTGTGGGTGGCGGGCGACACCAACGAGACGACCCGCGACATTCTCCAGTCCAAGCTGCTGGGGGAGGTCGAGTGGGAGGGCAAGCACAAGGCGGTCAGCGCGACCGGGCTGATCCCCGGCGACGCGGTGGACCTGACAAGCTGCGCATGGCGCCAGGGCGTCGCCGACCTGCTGGACACCGTGCGGATTCGCCACGAGAGCGGCGGCTACAGCGTCCTCGGGTTCAAGAGCTACCAGCAGGGTCGCAAGAGTTTCCAGGGCACCGCGCAGCATGTGGTGTGGCTGGACGAGGAGCCGCCGGCCGACGTCTACACCGAGGCCCTGACCCGCACGGCCACCACCGGCGGGCTCCTGATCGCCACGTTCACGCCGCTGTCCGGCCTGAGCGCCGTCGCCAAAGGTTTCCTGCCGGGACCGTGAGCCCGGCTTGCAAGTGGTCATGTGGGTGGCGGCCACTCCTACAGCCGCAACACGGGGCAGGTGGTCCGGGGGTGTGTCGTCCACCCGGAGCCGCCGCGGCTGCGAAGACCTCGATCGGTAACCGATGCGCGCCCCACACCCTTTAGCGAGGGGGACACTTCGCGCGCACGGCATCCGCAAGCCTGGGCCGCCGGCAAAGCATCAAGCAGGAAATCGAGGTAAGCCCCGCTTTTTCCTTCAGCACGGAGCCTGACGCCATGGAGTACCTGATCCTGTTCGCGCTGATCGCCGCGTTCTGCATCGTCATGGCCCTGGTCCGCCAGCGCAGCCCGTTCCAGGACTGGTAATGCCCCGGATCAGCGACAACCGCTACGTCGTCATGTGCGGCTGGGACCACGCGCCGCACATCGACGAGGCGACCAAGAGCAAGCTGCTGGACTCCTACCCGCCGCACGAGCGCGACGCCCGAACCAAGGGCATCCCCGGCCTGGGGTCCGGCGCCATCTACCCGATCGTGGAAAGCGACTTCGTGGTCAAGCCGTTCATGATCCCCGCGTTCTGGCCGCGCGCCTTCGGCCTGGACGTCGGCTGGAACCGCACCGCCGCCATATGGGGCGCCTACGACCGCTCCGTCGATTGCGTCTACCTCTACACGGAGCACTACCGGGGGCAGGCCGAGCCCGGCATCCACGCCCAGGCGATCAAAGCCCGTGGCGACTGGATTCCCGGCGTCATCGACCCAGCCTCGCGCGGGCGCACCCAGGTCGACGGCCAGCAGCTCTACGTCATGTACCGCCAGCTGGGCCTCAACATCGCCCCGGCGGACAACAGCGTCGAGGCCGGCATCTACGAGGTGTGGCAGCGGTTGAGCACCGGCCGTCTCAAGGTGTTCTCCACCTGCGTCAACTGGCTCGCCGAGTACCGCATCTACCGCCGTGACGAGAAGGGCCGCGTGGTCAAGGAGAGCGATCACCTCATGGACGCCACCCGCTACCTGATCGTCTCCGGCCTGCAGCGCGCCGCCACCCAGCCGGCCGATAAGCACGACGTCATGCCCGTCCTGCCCGCCGACAGCCGCGCCGGATTGTGAGGACCAGCCCAATGCCCGATCTCGCCCTCGCCGCCGACCCGCAGATGCAGGCGGACGCCGAACTGCGCATGGAAGAAGCCCTCGGCCAGGTGGTCGGGCGCCTCCAGGCGCAGGCCGACGAGCAGGTGCAGCGCAAGAGCCTGATCGAGGACCGCTGGCTGGAAGACCTGCGCCAGTACCACGGCCAGTACGATCCCAAGACCCACTCTCGCCTGACCGCCAGCCAGCAGTCCCAGGTGTTCGTCAACCTCACGCGATCCAAGACGAACGCCTGGGAGGCGCGGCTGGCGGACATGCTGTTCCCGACCGATGACCGCAATTGGGGCATCGCGCCCACGCCGGTCCCGGAAATGGAGGAAGCGCAGGACGAGGGCCAGAAGCAGCAGGCGGAGGCCATGGTCGCCGAGGCGAAGAAGCGCGCCGAGGCCATGGAGCGCGAGATCGACGACCAGCTGCGCGAGTCGAGCTACAACATCCGGTGCCGCGACGCGATCCACGACGGCTGCGTGCTGGGCACCGGCATCAT